ATTATTGGCGGTGTTGGAAGATCATTAAACTCTGCTGTACTTCCAAAATGGTATGTGTATGGTAGTAGAAGTTATCCTTTCATATGTGGTAGTGGCGACACTGCAGTAGTCGTAGAAGACTGCGCATCAGCTTGTGCAGTATCAAATGATTATGCAGGTGTCGCCTTGATGGGTACAAGTTTACCAACAGAATACATAAGTATACTACAAAATAAATTTGATAATATTATTGTTGCTTTAGACAGAGACGCAACATCAAAAGCATTTGACATAGCGAGAGAATTAGGATATACATCAAAGGCAAGCGTGGTCATGTTAGAAGATGACTTAAAATATTTTAAACCAGATGAGATACGAGAGATACTATGCAAGAACGACAGTTAATAAAGCTACTACTTAAGAAAAATTTTTACGAAAAGAATAAAAGCAAAGTCACAAAGACAACATTTAGCAATGGTCTTGGTAATTTTTTTACAACTATAGAAAAAGCACACAAAGACTATGAAGATGATCTTACAATAGATGAGCTGATAGATTTACACACAGAGAAATATAATCCTGCACTTACACGAGCTGCTAAATTAAACTTTGAAACTTTAGTACAAGAAATAAAAAAAGAGACAGAGCCAAACGAAGCAGTTGCATCTGATATTATCGAGGCAGTATACAAAAGAAACTTAGCACATAAAGTTGCAGTTATAGCTACAGATATATTCAATGGGCAAGACAAATCATTTAATGAAATCAAACAGTTACTAGATAACACAGACGAAGACACGGACGAGCATGAGGCAGTCACAGAGGACATACCAGAGTTGATAGACTCACTTGATATACAAACTAAGTTTGAATTTAATTTGCCAAGTTTACATGAGCAAGTTCCAGGAGTTGGTCCAGGTAATTTAGTTATTGTATTTGCAAGACCAGAGTCTGGCAAGACTGCATTCTGGGTTAATCTTGTTGGTGGCTTGCAGGGTTTTGCATCACAAGGTGCAAAAGTTTGTGCGTTAATAAACGAAGAGCCTGCAGTGAGAACACAGATGAGAGTTATAAATGCACACACAGGTATGACTAGAGATGAGATCATAGACAATATGGATTTAGCAAAAGAAAAATGGAAGGAGATAAAAAATAATGTTAAACTTTTGGATACTGTTGATTGGACTATTGACGATGTCGATAGTTTTTGTAAGCATCACAAGCCCGATATTCTTATCATTGACCAGTTAGATAAGGTTAATATGTCTGGCAACTTTAGTAGGACAGATGAAAAACTAAGAGCTGTATACACAGGAGCAAGAGAGATAGCTAAACGGCACGAGTGTTGCGTGATAGCAATATCACAAGCATCAGCAGATGCACATGGTAAGACTAGAATATCTTTTGACATGATGGAAAACTCAAAGACAGGTAAAGCTGCAGAGGCAGATTTAATTATAGGTATTGGTAAGCATGGCACACTAGATTCTTTAGACACAACTAGAGTTATGTGTATAAGTAAGAATAAGATATCAGGATATCACGGAGAGATAACTTGTAATATCGAACCACAACTATCGAGGTATAGAGTATGAGGCTAACAGTAATTTCATTGGGTGCAGGCGTACAGTCTAGCACTATGGCACTAATGGCAAATGATGGGCTCATAGATCCTATGCCTACCTGTGCTATTTTTGCAGACACACAAAATGAACCCAAATATATATACGAATACTTAGAGTATCTAAAGGGTATATTAAAGTTTCCTGTGTACACAGTAACAAAAGGAAACATAAAAGAGGATATGCTAAAGCCCACTACTGGAGGTTATACCTTTCCTACTGCACCTTTCTATACTCTAAAGAATGGAAAGAAAGGTATGGTCATGCGCCAGTGCACAAATGACTACAAAATTCAAGTTATAAGAAAAAAGATTAGGGATCTTTTAGGGCTAAAAAGATATCAGCATGTAAAAAAAGATATGTTTGTTGAGCAATGGATAGGCATATCTACAGATGAAATTGCCAGAAAAAAACCAGCCAGAGACAAGTTCATAACTAACAGATGGCCTCTTCTTGAAGAGACAATGAATAGGCAAGATTGCATTGATTGGATGAAAGAGCATGGGTATAAAATGCCAGAGAAAAGTGCATGTAATATGTGCCCATTTCATGATGACAAATACTGGGCTAACCTTAAAAAGAATCACCCTGAAGAATTTGCTGATGCCGTTGATACAGACGTAAAAGTAAGAAACCTTGGAAGAGACAAAGAAGCGAAACTATTTATACATAAGACTTGTAAGCCGCTATCTGAGGTTAAATTTAATACAGAAGAGGACCAATTAGATATGTTTGATAACGCATGTGAGGGTATGTGCGGAGTTTAATAGAAAGTTTTATAGATGTTGGCAGTGGGTTTTTACTAGCAACATTATTACAATTACTAATTTTTCCTGTATTTGGATTATATCCAAGTTTGCCTGATAGTGCAGGTATTGCTATAATATTTACATGCATATCTATACTAAGATCTTGGATATGGAGATTAATTTTTAGGAGAATAAAATGATTACAGTTTTAGACGCAGAGACCAGCTTTCAGATTGTAGATGGCAAAGTAGATCCACTACCATTCAATCCAAACAACTGTCTGGTTAGCATTGGTATCAATGATGAGTATTATTTTTTTAATCACAATCACGAGAGCTTTGATATACAATCTAATCACAAGGCAGTTCAAGATATACTAGACAAGACTACACTACTTGTCGGTCACAATATTAAGTTCGATTTAGTTTGGCTGTTGGAGTCAGGATTCAAATACAACGGCAGACTGTATGATACAATGATAGGGGAATACATTTTACTGCGTGGTCTTAGAAAACCTCTATCTTTGAAGGACATATGTAAACGCAGAAGCATATCACAGAAGTCAGATGCAGTTGATGACTACATGAAACGCAAAATATCTTTTGAAGATATACCAGTAAACATTATTGAAGAGTATGGTAGGCAAGATGTTATCTCTACTAGAGCTTTGTTTGATGCCCAGATTGTTGACTTTAAAAAACAAGATAACAAGCCGCTGTTAAAGTCAGTTAAAATGATGAACGAGTTTTTACCAGTTCTTGCAGACATGGAGATGAATGGTATAAACATTGATCTAAATGCATTAAATGCAGTGGAGCAAGAGTTTAAAGAAGAGTTTGGCAGACTAGCACAGGAGATAAAAAAAATTATCTACGAAAAGATGGGGGATACTCCTATCAATCCTGCTAGCACAGAGCAACTATCTTGGTTGATCTATTCTAGAAAAGTCACAGACAAAAAAAAGTGGGCAGATCTTTTTAACATAGGCATAGACAAGTTTACTAAGAAAAAGAAACGCAGACCTACTTTATCTAAGTCCAGATTTAGGGATATGGTTATAGCTAACACTGAGGTTATTAAAAGGACACAGGCTATTCAGTGCAGGCATTGTGACGGAAAAGGTTTTGTTAGAAGGTTCAAAGTAAACGGAGACCCATACAAAAACCTATCAAAATGCTCTGAATGTAGTGGAGAAGGTGCTATATATTTAGAACTAAATAGGACTGCAGGGTTCAGCCAGTTTCCTATTGGTGTATCAGAAGTTGCAGAAGGAGGATTTAAAACAGACAGAGACACACTAAGAAAATTATCTATGCGTGCAAAGGGAGACATGAAAGAGTTTGTTGATTTAATTATAAGGTACAATGCTATAGACACATACTTAAATACATTTGTGAATGGCATAAGAGATCATGTAAATGAAGATAGTATACTACATCCTAAATTTATGCAGTGTGTTACAGCAACAGCAAGACTATCTAGTCGTGATCCAAACTTTCAGAATCAACCAAGGGGTAATACTTTTCCTATTCGTAAAGTTATAACTTCTAGATTTGATGGTGGTAAAATTATGGAAATAGATTTTTCACAGCTAGAGTTTAGAACTGCTGTTTTCTTGGCACAAGATGAGCAAGGAATGAAAGACATAGACGATGGAATTGATGTACATCAATTTACTGCAGACACTATTGGAGTATCTAGACAAGATGCAAAGGCACATACATTTAAACCTTTATATGGTGGCATGTCTGGTAGTGATGATGAGAAAAGATATTACAAAGCATTTCTTGAAAAGTATAAAGATATAGCTAAGTGGCATGAAAATTTACAGAGCGATGCAATACAGTATAAAAAAGTTAAGCTGCCATCAGGTCGTGAGTACGCTTTTCCTTACGCACAAAGGCAGGCATGGGGTGGGTCAAGCTATTCAACACAGATAAAAAACTATCCCGTTCAAGGATTTGCAACTGCAGACATAGTACCTATCGCTTGTATTAATGCATACAAAATGATGAAAGAGAAAGGTGTAAAGAGCTTACTTATAAATACAGTTCATGATTCTATAGTTGTTGATGGGCATCCAGATGAGATACAGACAATGACAAAAATTTTAGACAGGGCAACTAAAGATGTTATCGAATCCCTATATGAGTTTTACAATGTAGAATTTAATGTTCCTTTAGACACAGAGCTAAAGGTTGGCCCTAACTGGCTAGAAATGCAGGAAATACCTATAAAAATAAATAAAGTTATTTTGTAAATTTATGTTGACTTTTAATCAAAAACATGATAAGGAGTAGTATTATGTCAAGAATCTTAGACGCATTAATAGATCGCTATAATGCACAAATATCAGAAGCAAAGGCAACTCTAGAGATTTATCTAAATAAATCTGTTGGTATTGGAGAGCATCCTCAACACATCGATGAGGTAGATAAGTTAATAGCAAAGATAGCTACAGCTAAAGAGAATCTTATGGTGATTGAAGAGATAAGAGATATATAATTAATAATCAAGGAGGTCGTATGACAAACAATGAAATAAGTAACATAGATAATTTATCTAATGAGCAGATAATGTCTATGATAGGACAAGAGAAGTCGTCCACTGGTAACTTCTTACCGAAGTTATCCATAAATAGATTTCCAGAAAATGATGATGGTGCAGAAGTTCCCGTTGGTTCTTATGGAGTATATGTTCCAGAGCTGGATAGCCTAGCCTATGGTAAGCCTGTTACATTCAGACCATTCATCAATGCGTATCAGTACATGAAGTATGACGCAGATAAAAACGAATACAGCAATCGTAGTATTATATTTAAATCCTGGAAGGATGAGGCTATAGATGCTAAAGGTGGTGTTCGTTGTGGAAAGATACCAGCAAAAGAACTTGCTAATCTTTCTGAAGAAGAAAGAACCAAGCAAAAGGCTGTTAAGTGTTATAGATTAATTTATGGTCTAGTATCATTTGATGGTGTATTACCAGGTGGGGCAGAAGCACATGTTACTAATCTACCTGTACTTTGGAAAGTGACTGGCAGTAATTTTAAACCTGTTGGTGAAGCAATCGAAAGCCTTAGACGAAGAGGTAAGGTAATGTTTAATCATACACTTACGCTAAAAACAAAAAAGAAAAAGGCTGGAAGTAATGTGTTTTATGTTTCCGACATTACTGTAGATAAAGACGAAGTCTCTTTCACAGACGCAGAGAAAGAAACACTTCTTAGTTTTCAAGAAACTATTAACACAGAGAACGAGGAGATAGTAGAGCTATGGAGACAGGCTAAAAAGGCGGAGCCTATTAGTGTAAAAGCTACTAAGGCAGAAGTCGTAGACGCAGAGTTCGAGGATGATCCTATCGAAGTTCTATCGTCATGAGCCAAGACATCCTAGAAAAAGTTAGGGTGTTTTTGGAAGCTGCATCAAAAGATGCGGTAGAGGTATCCGATGATTTGATTGATCAGTTTGGTGAGGCTTGTAAGGAATCATTCAGAAAGCAGTTCACTGACCAAAGAAAAAAAGAGTTTGGTCTTAGAGCATCAAACATCGGACGACCTTTATGCCAACTACAGATGGAAAAAAAAGGTGTAAAGGGAGAAGGCCAACCATATAATGCAAAGATGCGAAACATGTTTGGTGATTTAGTAGAACAACTTGCAATCATAGTTATGAAAGCTGCAGGTATAGAAATACAAGCAGAACAAAAGAAAATAAAATATGGAGTTACTAAAGATGTTGAAATTAATGGAGCACTTGATGTGGAGATTAGTGATAAAGTGTGGGATATTAAAAGTGCATCGCCTTGGTCGTTTACTAATAAGTTTGGTGACAATGGCGGTTTCGTTACAGTAGCCACAGATGATATATTTGGGTATACAACACAAGGGTATGTATACGCAGAGGGAGCTAACAAACCATTTGGAGGATGGATAGTTATAAATAAATCTACAGGTGAGTGGGCAGTGACAGAGACTCCACTTGCAGACGATGAATATAAAGATAGAGCATTGGCAACAGCTAAAGAAAATGTCATAGCCTTAAACAAAAATAAAAAATTTAAAAGGTGCTACACAGATGAAGAAGAATACTTTAGAAAACAAAAGACAGGCAATAGAGTATTGAATAGCACATGCGGTTTCTGCCCTTACAAGTATCCTTGTTGGGGAGAAGACTTGCAACTGTTACCACAACAGCAGTCGCAAGGTAAAAACCCTAAATGGGTTTGGTACACTAAAGTTGAGAATCCTAGGGTAGAGGACGATGGCTACTAGTGTACGCAGTAGAAAAGCCAAGGGGCGAAGGCTACAAAACTGGGTTAGGGACGCACTACTTGGTGCGTTCCCTAGCTTAAAAAAAGATGAAGACATCTGGTGCGCTATCATGGGTGAGTCTGGTGTTGATGTTAAACTATCTAAAGATGCCCAAAAACTTTTTCCATTCTCTATTGAATGTAAAAATAAAGAAACATGGAAAGGATTGTATGATGCTTACGATCAATCTGTTTCTAATGCAGACTTAGAGCCTGCTATTGTTCTAAAGATGAATGGCAGAAAACCACTTATCGTACTTGACTGTGTGTCATTTTTAAATATAATAAAAGAAAAAACTAAAGGAGAATAATATGATTACATTTCCAAATGGTCTTACTGATGAAGACATAGAGCTTATGAAAGAAGAGCAAGACAAAGAAGTAGAAGAAACAATAGCTATGCTTAATTATAAAAAGCAAAAGCTATTGAAAGAAGGCAAGTCTATAGATGATGAAGAAGTAAAAGGTATTGATGAATTGATGGGGTTAGTATAATGGATAGTTTTGATAGCCCAATAGATATATTTCAATCAGTATCTGTTATTATAAGCCCACATGAAAAGGGATTTACTTGTGGTGTTATAGATCCAAAAGGTCCAGCAGACAGAGATGTTTGTTCTTATATAGCAAAAGGTATAGTTAAATTTGTAAGAGCTAATCCAGAACTAATATATGAAGAAGGTATGCAAGGCTTTTACGAAGATGATGTAGAAGAAAATAAAAAACAAAATGGAGAAGATAATGTTGTAGATCTTTTCACCTGGAAAAAAGGAGACTTAAACTAATGACAACTCACTTAGTAATAGGAGACCCCCATTGTACACCTCATGCTAGTAATGAAAGATTTACCTGGGCAGGTAGAATGGCTAAAGATTTAAAAGTAGATAAAGTAATCTGTATGGGAGACTTTGCAAGTATGGATTCTATGTCCAGCTATGATAAAAAGAAAAAATCATTTGAAGGTAGAAGATATAAGAAAGATATAGAGCATGCACATGATGCACTACAAAAGTTTAATGATGGTATAGGTAAGCATGATGCAGAGATGCATATGTTATTGGGCAACCATGAAGATCGTATACTTCGTATGGTAGAAGATAATCCAGAGCTTGAAGGTCACATGACTATAGATGATTTAAAATATCCAGAGTATGGTTGGCACACATATGACTATAGATATCCTGCTGTAATTGATGGAGTATATTACTCACATAACTTTCCTAGTGGAGTGATGGGTACAGCTATATCTGGAGAGAATATGGCTAGAGCTCTAGTAAATAAAAATAAAGTATCATCTACTGTTGGGCATTCACATTTATTAGATTATGCTATTGCATCTAAACCATCTGGTAAAAAAATTATGGGATTATCTGCAGGCTGCTACTTGACACACAGAGAAGCATACGCATATAACACACAGAGACTATGGTGGAGTGGCCTTATAGTTAAACGTAATGTAAAAGGTGGAGAGTACGATATCGAAACTGTAAACATACAGGAGGTAAAGAAAAGATATGGAAGACGTAGTTAACTTTCCTAAACATTATCGTCAGTCAAAGACTGAGACTATTGATCTAATCAAAGAGTCAATGACCACTGAAGAGTTTCATGGTTATCTTAAAGGTGCATGTATGAAATACATGTCAAGATACAAGTACAAAGGACAGCCCGTTCAAGATTTAGAGAAGGCAGAATGGTACTTGAGAAGATTAATCGTAGAAGTTTTAGAACAAGATGTAGAAAAGCAACAAAAGGAGTATCCAGATGACTGAAACATAGCAAATAGTGTTTAAACGCCCATATCTAAGCGTATAATCAAATGTTACCTTGGCTGGGGTGTTAGTATTAAAAGACTCAGATGTGTTTATATTTGAGCATTTATGAAAGAAAAATTTTAAGAAAGGCTAATAAAATGGCAGAAAAACAACAAGAGCAACAGATTGCAGATACGCAGTACATTATATCTGGATCACAAGTGCAAAGCATACTTCGCTACCTATTTACAAGACCATATGGAGAAGTAGTACAGGGTATTGAAGTACTATCAAGAGGATTAAAAGAGCTTGATCCAAAGATAGGTGCA